GGCGGATATAATACCGCTCAGCCTACTAATCGCTCATATTACTACTAGCTTCGCCTATCGTGTCAAGGGTCGCTCGCAAGCTCGCTTCCTCCCTGTGACACTGGCTCGCTAGATAGTATTATTTCGCGGCAGGCTTCGGCGGATTATACCCTTCGGGTGTATCAGTGGTGGTTGATGTGGCAGTAGTATTACCATTGATACTTTCATCTACTACATCCTCATCCCTGCCAAAAGGATGACCCGCATCATTAATGGCATCTGCATCACTGGTATCACGTGCAGGAGGACACAGGAACAGTGCCAGTATTACTCCTGCTATTAGTAGTTCAAGTAAAGACATTAGTTTAGTCCTCCACTAAAGTCATAAGATGTTGGGTCAAAGTCATCATCGTGTTTAGTAGCATCAGTTATACCATAGCTCTCACCTATCAACAAGGGAGTGTCCAGAAGATATTCACTAGTGTAGTCACGGAATATATGAAGTCCATATTCAGTAGTATCCAGTACGTCATCCACGTTCTTGTCAGTAGTAGGATTGAATAGTTGCGCTTCTGTCTTATATGGTGACAGGACATTAGGATGTAGTATCAAGCTGCCTTTCATTATCTGGCGGAAGCTACTAATGATTGCTGTGTTCTTAGTATTGCCGCCCTTTCTGGCACCTCTGTTAATCCCAACGAATTGTATCTCCTGTTCTGGCACTTGGATATTTTTCATCACGAACACGAACCATTGCAGTAGTGATGCCTGATAAGCATAGTTCTCACTGCACACTAATGGCACACGTTCCTCCAATGCCCACTGGATTGTTTCCTTTACTACTGTTGGTGCATCATTCTGCATTACTCGGAATTCTCGTGCTACTGGTCCTTTGTCATCATATACATAGAACAGCATTACTATCTGGTTATCACTGGTTTTCTTACCTAGTGATGGGTCAATCATGATGAACTTTCCTATTACTGGGTCAGCTTCATCATATGGATATTCCGGTATCTTATCAAAGTCGAGGAACTTGTTAATGTTAGGATTGGGATTGTTCTGCACTTCTGCGTGCCAAATGTCAGCTTCTCCCATATCACTATCTTGTGCTAGGTCTGATAGTAGTGATTGCAGCGAGTGTACCTCAGGCCATAGTGCTGTACCATCTTCCTGTATTGCACCAGTAATCCATGAACGCCATTCACTATTAAGTTGCAGGTTCCGAAGGATGCAGCCATAGACACCACTACCTTTATCACCAATTTCAATATCAGGGTACATATTACCAATGTAGATAACAGTACAGCGTTGAGGTGAGCGTGCCTTTAGTAGTGTACCCAAGAACCACTGCAACTGCTTCCGTGCTATCTCAGGACTCATAGCTTCTTCCTTGTCCTGCGCATCATCACATATTATTACTTCAGGACGACGGTTGTTAATGTTAGTACCACGAACACTACTACCAATACCCATTGGCTTTAGTATTACCTTGCGACCATTAAAGTTGAATATTGTCAGTTCCGCATTATTCTTCTCAATGTCATGTCGCCAGTCACCAAACACATTAACAATGTTAGGCTCACTCATCATGTCACAAACATCATTGATAATGTTCTGTGCAGCGCCAGCAGTATTGGACACTACTAGTATGAATCGTCTATCAGTGTAGAAGACTATCCACATTATCAGTAGCTTTATGATTTGTGTTTTAGCATGACCACGAGGTAGACCTATTGCGAAACGCAGGTATTCCATTACCTCACTTTCACATGAGTTTCGTAGTAGTTCCCAAATGTTATTGTGCAAATCTGAGAATGCAACAGTACAAACATCTGGTAGTGCTGTTCCTCCTAGATAATCTAGTGAGGTGCGCAACAGTTGCTTAAAGTTGTCAGTATTGAGAGCTACTGGGCTAGTAGAAGATGGTGGTGGCGATGGAGCATCCATTACTATTTCCCTCTCTTTTCTGTATTAGTATTACGACTGTCAAGTGCTGCTACTTTCTTACGCATTGTGGTGTGAAGCGCACTGGCTCTGTTAGCATTGTGAGTGAAGGCAGCAGTATTAGTGTTAACCTCACTCAGGTTCGCTAGTTTCTGTTTCAAAATCCGCTGCTGATATCTCATTACTACCTCCCTCACCATTAGGTGATTCTAGTATCCGATTCCGGTGTTTCTCCAGAAGACTGTCCACCTGCTTATTACTAGCAGTTGATAGTGACTTATCATTGATTTGCACTATCTGGTTATGAGTATTGTGAACATAAGTTATATTCTGCTGCAAGTGTGCTGGTAGTGTTACTTCCGCAATCGCACTGCTGCCTTTGGTAATATCATCCATTGGCAGTGCTCGACGCTTCGCACCATTGAGAGCACTAAAAGCACGAGTCAACTTATTAGTATCAACCTCAAATGCCAACTGCTTCATGAGCCTATCTAGTGCTAACTGCTCTGCTTCATCAATATCTTGGTCAATAGCACGAGTGGCAACAGTACTTTCAATACGAGTTTCCTGTATTCTGTCCTTATACGTATCAGCTATTTGTGCTACTGCACTTTCACTGATGCCCATGAGCCTTGCCACTTCCACCTGACGATAGCCCTTGCCTAGCAGCTCAACCATCATGTCTGTTGTGTCCTGTGAAGCCATACCATTACCCCTTATGCCCCTTCCTTTATATATGCGCGTGTGTGCGTGCGCGCGCGTGATATACCATTATCATATCAAAATCAACCCTCACTACCAACTTTTTCTACCGAAGGGAGTGGACTTTCTGTGCCACCACTAACCTAATGGTGAGTTGTGTGTGTGCTACTAAGAGAGTGCGACTTCTTGCCACTTCCACAGCATACTGCATAGTGTGTTACTAGTACTGGGGGAAACCCACAAAACTTTAGAAAATTTTACGGGGAGCTAATATAGGACTCTAGGCGCACAAGGTAAAAAAGTTCCTACCCCCTATCACTAATACGAATCATACTCATTCCCACCTAACATTTTCTGTGGTGTGGTAGTAGTAACAACAATGGCAATCTTTACAATTTTATTTGCTGTTAGTACTGGCATTAGTTGGAAATGTTTGCTAGTATTAACAGTGGAAAGTATGAGAAAGACTTGTTGCATTTGGCACAGGTGTTTGGTAAGATACTTTCTCACCGTCACAGGTGATAACACTTAATTAAATGTTAACTAACTAGAGGGACATAATCATGTCACAAGAACAAGCAAATACTAATGAAGCAATCACTGGTGCTGTTGAAGGTCTTAACGTAGAACAGCGTCCACATGAAGCAATGTACCATTACAAGTCATTCCCAGAAGATAAGAGCAACAAAGGCTTTAACAATCTGATGGAATTGGTTAGTGCTGGTAAGTTGTCGGAAGATGACATTAACCGTGATAAACGTGATGACGGAACACCAGTAGTTAAGCGCAAATCACAGAGCGTTGTAATGGAAGTGCCAGTTGTCGAGTCATTCATTCGTGATGACGTTGGTTTCACTCCTAAGATGAAGCAACACTTGCAAGAGCTTATCAACAAGTACATTGAAGATAGCCAACGTGAGGACGTTGATAATGCTACTGGTAACTTGCAACACTGGTCAGCAATCTTTAACGCTGATTTCAGTAAACGCAAGGCTTCAACTAAGGTCACTAAAGAACAAGTTGAGGAAGCTACTAAAGTTCTTAGTGAAGTACTGGAAGCACTTGGCACGAAAGAAAAAGCCCGTGAATATATGACGGACTTGGCACAGCGCAAATTTGGTGCTGCGGCTTGTAAGACTGCTAAGCCTGAAGTACTGGAGCGCATTCAGACACTGGTACTGGAAAGTTATCAGCAACTGGAAGGTGAGCCAGAGCAAGTACAGCATAGTGCGGTGTTCAATCTGTGGTTGGATAACCTGAAGAAAGCACTGGAACCTGCTGATGATGACATTGACGTAGATTTGTTTGAAACTGAATAGTTCAGTCAGTAGTCACAGGTAACAATAACAAGCCTCGCTCTTATGAGTGGGGCTTTTTTGTGTCTGGCTGTCAGTAGATTGTAAGGTATTGTGGTTATTAGTAGTAGCTAGTATGCAATCCCTGTGGAATGGATAAACCATTGTGGAACGGTTTTGCGTAAAGTGGAACGGAAAGGAACGGAAGGAGCGTGTACAGCCCATGCCCACCCCCCTATATCATATGTTATAGTATCCCGTAGTACTAATAGCCCACATTCCACCACCAGTATCAGGTAGTAATACCACACCAGTAGTAGGTAGTGTTGATATGCTAGTAGTGGCTAGTATTATCATATATAGTTGTTAGTAGTATAGGGTATACCCAATTTTTAAATAAGTTCAAATTTGATACCCCCCTAAAATAAAAGGGTAAGAGCAATATGCGAGGCTGTACTACTACCCACACTTTACCCTTGCACACGCCACTTGTGCAGTAGGTGTTAGATAGTAGTACTGCGGATACATTATGAGGGGGTGTAGGTTAGGGTATCGGTGGAGGGGTCGCACGTTCCTCATGTTCTTTTCCATTCCTTGTCGTTCCACTTCATGCGCTGTCAGTGTTGCCGTTCCATAGGGATTACATTTCCGCAGTAGTAAAAAACGCTTGACTTTTCGCACTATTTATGGTAGGATGGGTTTCTGTGGCTAAGGATTCTAGGTCGCACATTTGGCACACGTTGCCAGTACTAATAGGAATATCTCTTACTACTAATAGGAATAATAACTATGAACACTTTTGATATTGATACCATTAGCAACAATCTTGCACATGAAGCAGCAGCACACCACCGTACACGTTTAGCTACTGATAGGATACATAAAGATATGACATTGAAACAGGAAGCAGAAGAGCGCCGCAGTCTAATAGCACAAGCTCACAATCTAACAGTGTTCACGAACACACAAGCGCAACGCACAACTAATGGAATAGCACATGAAAAGCCGGTTGACTGTGCTATTGCGAAACTAACGCAAGTAAATGACAGTTTCATTCAGGAGTTTGGTGTGTCACTACTAACAATGTTTGCAGCCACTACCAGTGCTAGTATTCTACGTGAATTGCAGGACTTCTGGACTAGTGAGATTAACAATACCAATGCGCAAGTCACTGCCCTTGCTAGTGGTGGTGTTATCCTTCCAGATGACTTGCCTTATTTTTTATTGGCTCCAGTAGATTTTCCAAAAGGTTGCCGTCGTAGATTCTTTATGCGCTTTGCATTCCTGAAACACTACGGAAAGGACGTTAATAACCATTTGTGGATGACACTAGCAGCAATGCACAAAGCAGGATATTTCACAGCAACGGCAGCAACCAGTAGCGCAAGCAGCACCAACACCGCAGAGTAATACACTTAATAAGACTACCCACTAATAAGACAACGGGAATTAGTAACAATGAATGAATTTCAAAGTAACAGCGCAGGTCAATACAAGAAACTACCTCGCACTATCAGACAGCATTACAGCGGCATGGTTTCATATTGTTGTCATACTCATGTTAAGTTAGTAACTAGCAATCAGTTTCATAAAACTGCTATCAGTGGCACAGCAGTAGCAAGTGAACATCCAATCTTTAGTGTGCCTACTGCGAAGATACTGGAAACATTAGTAACAGAGAAGCAACTAACTTGGACGGAACAATATCTACTGACAACGGCAATCATGGTTAAAACTGGTATGATAATTACTACTGGTATTGGTTGCTGTGGTCTGTATATGGAAGAGCAACAGTTCAATAAATATCGTGATACACTACTGTCAATGCTCCAGAAGTACGGCTCGCAACTAGTAGCACGTGATATGCAACTTCCACGCTATCGAGTAACAGTAGAAAATGCTAGTGATGGTAAGGCTATCAAACAACTGCTACTGAATACCAGAGAAGTGATACACGACACATTACTGGAAGAACAACTATCAACAGTAACACGTCGCAATGATGGAGAGTTACTATCACAGATAGACCTTGAACGTGAATTACAAGGAATGCTCCAAAACTACGGCAAAGTGCAACGATACACCAGTCAGCTTGGCAAGTGGGCAATACGCCAACTAAGAGCAGCGGAAGTGCCGCAGCCGCAGGTAGCAATGGTTCAATTTTGCCTTAGTGCTGATGACCAAAAGCTACGCCGTGAACTACTAAAAGAAGCAATAGAACTTGTTAGAAACAATCTTGAATTTATAGATGAAGCTACTCGCACTAAGTCATCACTAGTATTGCGTCACTTACAGCATCGCCTTGAAACACTGTATAAGGAAGAAGAGGAACTTGGCTTCATAGTACTGGAAGATGACCTCACCACTTCCAAAGGTACTGGTAACAAGTACAGCACACGGACAAAAGTTGTTGACGATATACCAGTAAATAAAGAGGCAGTAGCAGCAGTAAACAAGGTGGACGTTGATAGTATCAGCGACCCAGTGGAACGAATGAAAGCACGAATGGCAGCATATAGTAGCGCCAAAGGTAGCACTAATTTGCAGAAAGGAGATAGTAGCAATGACTAAACTATCATTGAAATCACGACTAGCTAATAGAAGGGCAGGACTTAATGATGACGGTACGAGCAGAGAAGATTTGGGCAATAATGGCACTAACAATCCTAGTAATAATAGTGGCAGTATTGATACTAATAGCAGTGGTAGCAATAATGAGAGAAAGCTTGCTACTTCTAGTTCCAATACTAACACTACTGGCAGCGGCAGTACCACCAGTCCTAATACTGCGGGACTGTCTTGGAAAGAGAAGCTAGAACTAAGGCGCAAGGCAGCGGCAACTTCTAGCATAAACAAATCTGCAACCAGTAGTGCTGTTGCTAGTGACCTCGGCAAGGGTGACATTACCTTTGACATGCTTAATGAGAAGCAGAAACTAGCAATTAAACTTGGTGAGGAAGGTGACAGTTTCTGTCTTATTGGTGCGGCAGGTTATGGTAAAACAACAACAGTGCGACTACTAACGCAGCAACTATCACAGCACAATAAAATCGGCACTCTTGGTGAAGGAGAGTTTACTGAGAAGCTATTACAAAGTGGCGGACCTCGTGCAGCAGTGCTATCCTACACCAACGTAGCGGTAAGGAATATACGTGAAGTGCTACCACAGAAGTTTGCTAGTCACTGTTCCACTATGCACAACTTGTTAGAATATCATCCAGAGGACTTCGATGAAGATGAAGTTGATAGTGATGGTATCCCAACTGGTGAAACTAAGTCACTACAACGATTCGTGCCACGCTACGGAATGGAACCTGAAACTGATGGTGGTAGTGGTCTTGGTGGTATGGAGAAACTGCCACACCTTGACCTAGTGATAATAGAGGAAGCAGGTAGTGTGCCAGTGTATCTATTTAAGACATTGATATCAGCACTACCACATCCGAAGGATACCACCTTTATATTCCTTGGAGACCTTAACCAGTTACCACCAGCATTTGGTGATGGAATACTAGGTTATATGTTACTGTCACTACCAATAGTGGAACTTAACATTGCGTATCGGAACGTTGGTATCATTACTAAGTTTGCTCACCGGATACTGGAAGGGCGTCCTATTCGTAAAGACGAACTAATGGAATGGTCGGGGCGTAGTGATGACACTGGTAGTGTGAAGATACTACCATTTGCTAAGAAACTGGAACCTGAAAAGGCTGTCCGTTCTTATGGTCGTCACTTCTACAACAAAGTAGTGAGTGAGGACTTCAACCCTGATGAAGATGTAGTACTGATACCCTACAACAAACAATTTGGTACTATTGAGCTTAACCGACACATAGCACAAGGTTTCACTGACTTACACGGTCACTATGTCCACCATGTAGTATCAGGACGTGAGGAACACTATTTCAGTATTGGCGACCGCATCATGTATGCTAAGAACTTCTATGAGATAGTAGATATAGAGGAAAATAAAACCTATGTTGGTAGTAAGAAAGCACGACCTGCTTCACGACTAATGGACAGATGGGGCAGACTACGGAAGATAGAATCGGAACAGCAGCGCCAGTGGGCAGAGGAAGAAAGGGAATCACTGCAAGCCCATGTCCTACACAATCAAGTAGCAGAAAGTGAAGCAGAGATTGAAGCACTAATGGAAGCCAGTGCTGATGAACTGCGTGAAGGTAGTAGTAAGGCAACGCATGAGCTTTACCTGCGGAGAGTGGAAAACCGTGATAGTGCCACTGGTAGCAGTAGTCCTAATGGTGAGCTGTATGATATTAAAATCAACAGCAACGGACAAATCAATGAGATTATATTCACCTATGCACTAACAGTATATAAGTCACAAGGTAGTGAGTGGAGCAACGTGTACTTAGTAATGCACCACACTCATGGAAAGCAGCGTAACAGGGAGACACTCTACACTGGTGTTACTCGTGCTAGACATAACCTAGTAGTGATGTGTAGTTGTGAGAACGCAGTGAAATCTCCTAAGAACGCTACCTTTGTTGGTGGTATCCTGTCCCAAGTAGTACCAGGTGCTACTGTTAAGGACAAGCTCCACTACTTCCGAGATAAACTTAAACTAGCAGAAAAGAGCGAGGAGGTTCGTTCCATTATTGATAGTCATGCAAGTGTAGTTGCTACGAAAGAAGCTAGTGCTAAAGCAGCTAGTACCAAGCCGTCGCAGCCTACACTGTTTAATAGCAGTAATGCAAATGGTAGCAATAGCTACAACACCAACCCACAAACTGATACGCCCTTCTAGTAAGGGCAAGGAGAATTGATTATGACTAAGAAATCTGACACTCAGATTAGTGAAGATTATGCAAAACTAAATGATGGTATACCTCTTGAATTAAGTAATGAAGAGAGTGGTGGATACAAGTTCCGAGCATCACAGGAACCTATTGGTGATGGCACTATCCCAAATCGCATTCCTACTCCTACCAGTGCTACCAGTGACTCTGAAAACTTGAAGAAGGTAGTGACACTGTTCACGGAACTACGTGACCTTGAACGTGCATCCTATCAAGCAGCCAACTACCAACCTGTTATTAACATTGTCAATGATACTAGTGGTGGTAGTCTAGGTGTGACTAGTAAGGAACTATTCCCACGCAATATCTCATTGCCTTATAATGCCGAAGAGCGGCTCAGCTCACTAGCGCAGCAGCTAATAGTAGAACGTGTTGCTGACATTGTGGAAGAGCTAGGGCAACTTGGTATCACTGTTGATGACGAACTAATAGCATTCGCTAGTGGGGAGGAGTAATGGCAACATTGATAACAGAAGATGTTGATGTTAGTGTGGTAAGGGAATTGAAGGAAGGCTTCGGTAAGACCTTACACATAGTGCTAGAACATTGCCGCTATATGTACACACAGGGGGAACTTCCTTATGGTGAGTGGGAGGAACTATCATTACTACTAATGAACGAGAATGCCCTAGCGGAGCAACTGGTGAAAGTCTTTCATATAGTAATGTCACACACCCATAGCTCTGAAAGTATCCTGATGACACAAGTTGAGCGGGAATGTGAAACAATAATGCCGAAGCACTCCATAGTAGAATCACTTCCTGATATACAGGAGCGTCATCGAATTAGTGCTGCACCAAGTGTATTCCTGATGCGAGTAGGGAGTAATCAGGTACTGGTGGATTACTTCCCACTTGGTCGTGGAGGTATGTTAAAGGTAGTACTGCGGGAGTTGTTCAACTTATTGCAGAGATACACACTTCTACCACAAGGCAGCAAGTATAATCTTGACCGTAGATTGACGCTGTCAGACGGTCTTAATACTATCAGCAAGGCACTGTGTCGGTACTTCCGTCAACCTACTGCACCTAGTAGTCGTAGTGCAGGTGGTAAGAGGTGGCAGAACACTGGTATGTATCATGGACTTAACACTATCCACTACATAAAAATTGACTACACTAAAGGTCAAGGCTTTGGTAGTGGCAACGCAAGTGAGGAGCATTACTAATGTATAAAGGCAATCGTAAATCTGAGGATGTTCACGGCATCCATGTAGTACTGAACTCACCGAGAGTAAAGCAACGCTATGACCATGCACTAGCACTGGCAAACGCTAAGTTCGGTACTCGCATTAGTTACCGTCAAATGTGTTGTGCTATCAGTCGTGGCATACTGGAAGATAGTAACAACGAAGACTTTATCGATGGAGTACAGCACCAAGTGCGAAACCTAGCAGGTAAAAGGAACATTGGAGCCGCCTTCTGGTGGGATGCGGTTTCAGTACCACAACTTAAATCTAATGAGTATGCGCAGTTCTGGAATACTATCAACACGCACGTTGAAAGACTGTGGCGCACTAGTGTAGGAGGTACTCCTATCGGTACTGCTAAAGGCACTCACATAGATACCACTGTATAACGCTAGCGTATATTTTCCGCAAGGTGGCGCGACCCAGTCATCAGCATCTGCGAACTAGTGTCAACACAGGAAGCGACGAAGGAGCGAGTGTTGATACGTGAGCAGTGGTGATACGGTCGCAATCCTGACACCGAGGAAAATTCCGCACCACTACCACAATAACAATCAACTACTAATAGGAGGTAGCACTATGCTATCACACTTATTTGCAGCAAAGCACAGCATTAGTCAGCAACTTCACAACATAGGTGATACCATTGTCACTATCGGTGATGACATTAAACATGATGAAGTAACACTGCGATTGATACGTGCTAAGTCAGAACTGGAAGCAGCACTTAATAACATTGATAGTGCTATTGAACTTGCCAAAGTTAATCGTACATTTCCACTAGTACCACCTGCACCTGCTGACCGCCCTAGTGAAATGGAATATGGTGATGAGTAATGTTCACCGTGTATCCTACTAGTCCCTGTCGTGAAACTTGTATCACTAAGGGGCAATGTACTTGTGCTAATTTTAAATACCAACTTCGGAGAAAGAACATGGACTTTACACAACTAGTAACACTGCCTGATGAAGTGCAGATTCAGGTAACAAAGAATGGGCAGATGCCAGTAATAGGAAGTGACGGTGCAGCAGGATTGGATTGTTTCAATCTTAGTGACATTGAACTACGACCTCACACCCAAATGAATCCATTACTGGTATCGCTAGGATTCCATATTGCTATTCCAAAGGGATGGGTAGGACTATTAGTTCCTCGTAGCAGTACATTTAAGAAGTATCGGTTATCACTAGCCAACACCATTGGTGTCATTGACAGTGACTATCGTGGTGAAGTAATGGCAAACATTATCATGGCGCCAGTAGTAGACAACAAATACATGCAGACCATTCCTGCGGGTACTCGTCTATGTCAACTGGTACTAATGCCTTGTGCTGATTACAGCCAGATGAAAGTGAAGCAGGTTGATAGCGTGGAAGAGCTTGGCACCACTGCTCGTGGTGATGGTGGATTCGGTAGCACTGATACTATCAAGGAATCCTGTGGAGCTAGTGGACAACCTCACCAATTTGTGCGAAGTGTTATTGACGACGGTGATGAAGTCACTGACTACTATAAGTGTATCAACTGTGGTGCAGTAGCACACAAACGTAAAGTAGATAAACTAGCAACTAAAGGACTGTATGAAAAACCTAAACTAGTGTGCCATGCTTGCGGTGCTAGAGTAGAAGGCTACCACAGAAACTGTCCTGCTTGTGGTGCTGTCAATGCTACTATTGCGTTGCTTTAACCTGAGGTAACTAACAATGCGGCTCCTTCATACCAGTGATGTACCTATCAACAAACGGCAGGTAGTAGTGGAGGAGCCAGTGTTCATTACTTGTGAAGCTGATGCTCATATTGTAGTGGCACTGGCAATGTTCCTCGGACGAACTCAACCTAAGTCAACAAGAAGGCAGAACTACTATGGACTATTATCATTATTGGGTAATGCTGGCACTGGTGATGTATCTACTAGTAATGGTGACATGGCTTACCCGTACACAATGGCAGAAGTGGAAGCAGTTAAATCTACAAAGCCTTTCTTTTACCAGTGTTGTCCACTATGTAGGAAAGTGTACCATTCTCCTATTGGTGCTACTGATTTCATTGTCAATACTTGTGCAAATTGTAATGCTCGCATACCAACACGTCACTACTACCAGAATCCTTTAGCTCACCAGTGGCAAGGATATACTGACCCAGAGATAGACTTGTTGAACGCAGTACTGGCAAAATTAAATGAAAGAATTTGCTTGCAGGGGGATGCACCCCATGTTAAAGTAGCTACACAAAATAAGGAAGTAACCAATGAGTAGTGAATATGAAAACTTATTGAGTATATTACAAGAGCGTGACGCTCCTATCACTATTAAAATCAATACTACCACTAGCGCAGTCCGCAAAGGATTACGCAAAGCCATTACTAATTTCAATGCTACCGCAGATATACTAGAACTACCTAATGAGAGCAGAGTTGCATCAGTGAAAGAAAATCCTGACAACTCAATCACAGTAGAGTTAGTTGATAGTGATGCCGTTAGTGACACTAAGTTCAAACCTAAGTTTAATTTTGAAATAGTAGGCACTGACAATGGCAAGGAAAATGAGGAAGTATGAGAGTTGTTGGCAACTGTTAAAAGAACGTGGTTACTTAAAGGTAAAGCTAACTAATAGTGAAGAGCCAACAGTAATAGCTCGCAACGTAAAAACATTTCGTAAGGCAGTACAAAAAGAAAAGTACATGGACGAAGACTTCAAGTATGAGTTTCCCCATGCTACTATTGAGAGTACTGTTGAAGGTACATACATCTCACTTGTACTAAAACTTAATCGCCCTCTAACATTAGATGAATTGTGAGGACTCACTATGAGCAGTGATAAATTAGAATCAGTACGGGAACGATTAGCTCGTCGTCGTGCAGAGAAACGTGCAAAGGACGAAGCCACTACTACTGAGGAAGCAGTAAAGAACAATGAGGTAGAGGAACGTGCTAGTGTCCGAGGTTCTGCTGCAACTACTACTGGTAAGACTGGTGTGAAAGTTGACGCACTTAGTAAAGCCAAGCGTGCTGTTACTAGTGCGGAAGAGCAGTTCCACAAAGAAAAGGACAACGGACTCTTCAAGTTCAGTAAAGTTGACGCAGTACCAGATGAAGTTAATCCTGATGAATTTATGGATAAACTGGAGACACTGCGAATGGCACAACTGACTCGTACTCCTGAGTTACCGAGATTGTGCCAAGCTACTATCAAGGAAATGCGACAGCATGAGGAACTAGTACACTTGCTTAGTGATGAACAGCTATCAATCATTACTGGTTCCGCACTCCTTACTGCTAAGGTAGAAATTAAAAACAGTGCTAAGAGTAAAGGACTTGCTGACCTTAAATCTAAAGCACAGGAAGTTTCACTTGATGACTTTTAATGGGAGTACTAATGGCTAAGCAAACACTAAGAATTATTCGTGCTCCTCATGGATACCGCACCAAAGATGCTAGTACTCCTTATGCAGGAACTGACTTAGTAATACTACCAGTTGAGTACTTTCTCAGTCCTATCATTAAACGTCATGGAGTCAACAGTATCAGTAATCATCAGTGGCGTGACTCCTACTGGTGGATGCAACAGGAAGCTAAGCGTCAACTGCTAGCAGGTACGAAGATAGTGATAGTGTCAGGTGAGTTTCCTAATCACAAAATGATGATGGGATTTGTAAAGGCAGCTCGTACTTACCATGCGAAGTTGGAAATACAAACTGACCCTCACCCTACTCTTGCTGATGAAGTTCCGTTTGATGTTGGTGACTCTATCTATGACAGAAACTCAATAGTACTATCAGTGCATCGCTTCACTAGTTCCTACACAATAGGTGAACTGATAGAACTAAGTAAGCAACAAGACCAGAAAGGTCGAGGTTAATTATGGAAATTACTCTTGATACCAGTAGAGCAGACCTACTATCTAATCGTAGAACTACTGCTCAACTTGACTACTACAACCGCAGCTACACAGGTCTTAGTCACAGTAGACAAATGGCACTTGATGCTTGCCCTCGTAAGTTTGAACTCGATTCCAAGTACCGCCTGAAAGCACGTAAAGGTAGTGTTACTTTTGCATATGGTCATGCTGTTGGTGCAGGAGTACAAGCTGCAATATCAGGTATGAGTGAGGAACGTACACTAATGTTCACCATGCTTGAGTACGACTACGACATTGACAAGGTTGGTAATACTAGTGAACAGCTATCTAACAAATCAATGTGGCACGCACTAGCATTTGTTCGTAGGTTCTGGCACTTATACAATGAGGGTGAGCTTCACTATCTGCGAGGTTGGGAAGTTGCTAAGTTCCAGAAGGACGGTGAAACTCTCAGTGGTGTAGAGCTTACCTTTGTAATAGACCTCGGTGACGGCTACACTTATGAAGGACATATTGACCTAGTACTATACAACCCACGCAAAGACCGTTACATGGTACTGGAACTTAAAACTTCCAATGCTAATAACATTGATGAAGCGCAGTTCCGTAACAGTGGGCAGCCCATTGGGTACAGTGTTGTCATTGATAACATTGCAGGGAACCTTAAAGCTAGTAGTAGTCTTGATGTACTATACCTAATAGGCAAGAGTAAGACACAGGAAATGCTACCAATGCCTTTCACTAAGACACCACTGGATAAGGCTAACTTCCTGATGGGAATGCTACTGGAAAAAGAACGTGTCCAGTTATATGAGGACAACGGTTTCTATCCTATGCATGGTCAGAGTTGCTACAACTATTTCCGTCGCTGTGAGTACTACGGCAAGTGTCATCTTCCTGATGATATGCTACGCAGTATGGAAGTCAGTGAAGATAGTGATGAAGTTATCTACTCCAAACTGGAAGAACCAACTTTCATGTTTCATATTGATGAACTGTTAGAGCGTCAGCAGCAAGTAGAAAAATATGCCAGTGCTACTGACACAGAAGTTGATATGCTACTTGACGTGCGTGTACTTTAAGCGTATTATATTCACTTTACTTTTAGGAGTTACTATCATGCCTTCACTTGATACGGTTGATGTTAGTGCATCACCACAATCAGTGTTAGTATATGGTGCGCCCAAGTCTGGTAAGACAGAACTAGTAGGGCAACTAGCATCGGAGTTCAATCTCCACTGGTTCGACTTGGAAAATGGTTTCATTACTTTGAAGAAGTTGCCTACTGACTGGCAAAAGCGAATTGACTTGCACCGCATACTGGATAATAAAGACAATCCTAATGCTATTAACACCATGATGAAAGTTCTTAGTGGTGGTCCGTACACTGTATGTGACAAGCATGGCAAGACTTCTTGCATGGATTGTAAACGTGATAAGGAATCTACTAGTAGCCACATAAAACTAAATGACCTTGATGTTAGTAAGGACATTGTAGTAGTGGACAGTTTCACACAGCTTGCCAATAGTGCTAATGCTCATGCAGGTCGTGACCTTAAAGAAGATGGTAAGTTTGAATTTGACCACTGGCGTATGCAAGGTATCTACTTAGAGAAGGTACTGGACTTCTGCCAGAATGCTAACTTCAATGTAATAATGATAACGCATGAAGAGGGTATTGAGCAGGAAACTGGTGGTGAGAAAATCATGCCCGCTGGTGGTACTAAAAACTTTAGCCGTAAGGTTGCAAAGTATTTCGGTCATATTATTTATTGCAGTGTGACCAACAAGAAACATAAGCGTAGCAGTAACACAACTGACAACGCACGTATTGTTACAGGCTCTCGTACTGACATTGATGTTAGTGAAGATGCTGCAACGATACTAGATATTTTTAGAGGTAAAGGCAGCAGTGTCAATGCTTCTAAGAATGCAGGAGAGTCTAGTAGTGCAGGCTCCTCTGTCAGAGATAGGCTTAATAAAGCCAAAAGTAAAACAAGCACTACCGAGTCCTAGTTCTTATTTCTTAGTACTAGTTCTTATTTCTTAATCCTTAATCTTATCTTAAATTCTTTGGAGAATTATTATGTCACAAGAAAATCGCATCAGTAATGAAGAGTTAAACAACTTATCAGTAGAAGACTTACTTGAGTTGCAGTCAGGCGAAGTCCAACATATTGAAGACTATCGCCCATTCCCAACAGCAGAGTATGACTTCACTGTTAAGTCGTGCGCACTTGATGAAGCAGGTAAAGAGAAAAAACCTGCGGTAGTATTAGTGCTTACTCTTAATGATGTGAACCCTGAAACCTTTGAGAAGCCAGAAGAACAGGAAGATATGCCTGAACTTCCAGCAGAACTTAAATGTGTTTACATGGTAAAAGCTAAAGATGGTTTTGGTATCCGCCAATTCTTAACGCTTGGTGCTACTATTGAAGATGGTGAAAGCATGACTGCTAGCCAACTTATCGAAGCACTACCAGGAATGCAAGGTTCAGGTATTGTTGCTAAGCGTCAGTACACCAATGACAATGACGTTGAAATGACTGTCAATAACTTGGTAGTACAATCAGTAGAGTGGCACTAAGGTTAGCTACTGCTTAGTAGATTGTATGTAATGTAACAGTAGCCCCATAGGTGTAACTACTTGTGGGGCTATTTTTGTTTTAACTTCCAGTTCGATGAAGTGATAATATCAATAACAATTAGGAGTAACTAATGGCTAAGGCATTACTAGTAGCAGGAGATAGAAAGAACAAGAGTGGGTATCAGGCAGCAAGATATTCTCTTGATGGTCTTGATGTATGGCTTCCTACTACTCACCATAAAGCCTTAGTGCATTATATCTCCAACTGCAAAAAGCATGGTATTGATATTATCATTACCTGTGATGACAACCTGTTAGTTCAGATGTTATCAATCTTGAAGATGATAAATCCTAACAGTAAGAAAAAGGTAGGTTGCCACCAGTGGGCAGGTGCGTCATTCAACGTTAGTGGTGTGAAAGTAATAATCACTCGTGGATTCATGCAGATAAATACCACTCCTACTGGTAAAGCTATCTTCCGTCGTCATGTTTACAAAAATCTATATCCTGCATTCAAAGTACCAGACCTTACCTATGAAGTAATAAAAGGTAATGAAGTGGAGAAGATGAAGAAGATGGAGGAACGTCTTAGTACTGCTTCCTTAATTGCAGTGGATGTGGAAACATTGCAGAAGCCAGTGAATGAGAGAGTACTAGCAGCATATGAACATGAAGGACGGCTCCATGAATTGCAAGGTATCTATGCTACTATGAAAAAGAAGTCTGGCAAGGCTACCTTTCTTGGTGCTCCTATCATGGAAGTAGTAGGTTACACTGGACTCTGGAACATAGATGGGAAACTGGTGTCACACTCCTATGTACTGTACACTGACACCATGAGTGCTATCAACTGTATGCGTCGTGTTAATATGAACGGTGCAGAGAAGATAATGCAGAATGGTGGTTATGACTGTACCTACTTTGCACGATACAACGCACCACTCAACAATTACCTGTGGGATACATTCCACCTCATGCACAGTTGGTATGCGGAACTCCCACGGACACTAGATTTTATTGCAGGGTATTTCCTGCCTAACTACCAGTACTGGAAAGACCTTGCTAGTAGTGACCCTGACTTCTATAACGCAATGGATACCCATGCTACACTGTGGGCATTTGTTGCTATCATCATGGAGATACCACAGTGGGCAAGGGACAATTATGTAATAGAGTTTCGTAAACTGTTTCCTAATCTTACTATGGGATTGGAAGGTCTTAAAGTTGAACAGGAAACACAGAAGAAACTCCATGACACTTATACTGCTAGGAAGAACGCAGCACTAGAAAGACTGGAAACTCTTATAGCCAAAGGTTTCAATCCTAATAGTCCGAAGCAAGTACTGTCAGTAATGAATGCACTATCAAAACCTCGTGTGTTTAAATCTAGTGATGACAAAAACCTTGAGAAGTGGAAGAGTGTCAATCCTATCTGTGCTGTCATTGGCGACTTATTGCAGGAGTATCGTGAAGTATCAAAAGCACTGTCAACATTCATTGACGCTCGCCAGTATTGTGGTCGCCTACTGTATGAACTAAACGCAGGTGGCACTGTTAGTGGTCGTAGTGCCAGTAAAGCATCTAACCTTTGGACTGGTACACAGATACAGAACCAAGATAACAAGCTGCGTGATATGTATGTAGCTGATGAAGGTTATGTTATTGCTAACTGTGATGGTAGCCAAGCGGAATCTCGTACGACTGCATACATTAGTGAAGATGAAAACCTGATGCACACAGTAGAAACTGCTCCTGACTTCCACACTCGTAATGCTTCCCTGTTCTTTGGTATTCCAGAAGAGCAAATTGAGAAGCCAATACGAACACTATCAAAGCGTGTGAACCATGGCAGTAACTACAACATGAGTGAGTTTATGCTACTAGAAACAATGGGGCATGAGAATGTGATGGAAGCTAAGCGGCTACTGAAAATGCCTGACCATTTCAAAGCACTCGATGTTTGTGCAGCACTACTGCGAACTTTCATTAAGACTTATCCTGATATTAAAGGCAAGTACTACGATGAAGTAATTGACTGGATACAGACTAACTCAAGGCTTACTATTCCAACTGATGACTCTCGGTTCAAATGGACTCGTTTCTGCTTTGGTAAACCTAGCCGTCATCGTAAGGACAAGAAGCACCTCAATGAATATGTGTCACACTTGCCACAGTCACTATCAGTAATGATGGTAGATGATGCACTGTTTGAGTTTTGGTATGAGTATCAAATCAAGCGTGGACTAGTGCGACTGAAAGCACAGGTGCATGATGAGATAGTATATCAGGTACGTAGTGAGTATGTAACAGTACGGTTTGGTGAACTCCCATTTGCAATGGTAGAGGAACGTGGTATCTTCTCTCCTATCTATTCGGAGATTACCAAAGAAGCACTATCAAATCTTATGGCACGACCAGTAGTAATTCGTGGCAGAGAGTTAATAATACCTAATGATGGTGGTGGTATGGACTATTGTTGGGGCAACTTGAAGGACTGATACCAGAAACAAGAGGAAAGGAAAATGACTATGACAATAGAACAGGCAACTGCCGCAGTAGATAATATGGTCACACAATTCACCTCAGTGCGTGATGACCTTGAGCAGTTGCGTAAAAGTAATTGTGCAGCACTGTTACCGACACAGATAGATGAATGTGTTGACTCTGCTAATAAGGTAACAGAAATTATCAACAACATTATCAACAATAAAACCCAAATGGCAGAACGACTGGTAGAACAGTCAGCTAGTTTGGCTTCAATGCAGAACCTATAAACTCAAACTACTAGGAGAATCTCATGGCACTAGGAATTATAAGTGGTGCATTAGGTATAGCTAAGCTAATACCAGATGTTATTGACCTGTTTGATGGTAAGGATAATAAGTCCAAAGCAGAAGTAGCAAAGGATGTAGTTGACTTAGGTAGTCGTGCTGTTGCTGCTGCTACTGGTAAAACTTACCGTGACCCTGAGGAGATACAGCGGCAGCTTGAAGCCAGTAGTGAGGCACAGGCACAACTCCAGAAACTGTACGCTACTCATAAACATGACCTTGAAGTGAAGTACTTACAAGATGTTGCTGACGCTCGTGAAATGTATGAGCAGACTAACAACCCTACTACCAACGCACTCGCAAAGAATGTAATGCGCTATAACATATTCTTTGTGTTGATTGCAGTAGGCATCCAAGTTGTCTGTATGTTTTACTTACAGGAACGTGCCAACCTACTGGCATTGATTGCTAACCTTGTTGGTATCGTTGTTGGCAACCTTCTTCAAGAGCGTACTAAGGTGTTATCATTCTACTTTGGTAGCAGTCTTGGAAGTAAAGCTAAAGATAGTATTAAGTCAGCCTTTACTAAATCAGTAAAGAAGTAATACATTCACTCCTATCCTAAGGGTTTACAATGGCAAAGATGGAAAATATCTTTGAGGACTACTTTGATATGGTAGAACCCAGTAGTGAGAGTCCGTTCATTTATCACAGATGGGCACTGCTTAGTGGTATTGGCGCAATGCTAGGTAGACAGGCTTCACTACAATTTGGATTTGATACCCTGTATCCTAATCAATATGTTTGTCTTATGGGTACTGCTGGTAGTAGGAAAAGTTCCTCTATCAGTGTTATCCGTAAGTTATTGGAGCAGTCAGGGTATCGTAAATTTTCCAGAGAACGTACCTCAAAAGAGAAATTTCTTGCTGACTTAGGTAAAGGCTTTGACTTAATATCAGAACAAGGTGGTGATGATGAAGTGGAGCAGCTACTAGACATTTCACTAGCAGACCCGTCCGAAGCACTAATATGTGCAGGGGAACTAGAGGACTTTCTAGGCAGTGGTGACACTGGATTCATATCACTATTAACAAACCTTTGGGATAACCTTGATAAGTACGAACACAGTAAGATGACAGGCAAGGATATATTTGTTCCTAAGCCAACAGTATCAATGATAGGTGGTTGTACTCCTACAACATTTGCCAATGTATTCCCTCCTGAGATTATGGGACAAGGTATGCTTAGTAGAATGTTGTTGATATATGGGGGTGGTGCTAGAACTCGTATCACTAAACCTCCTGCACCTAATCCTGAGTTGTGGGAAGCAATAGTAATGCAACTTAAAGCAACACGGGAACTGGTGAAAGGTGAGTTCACTGTCAATGAAACTGCGGAGAAAATTTGGGATGACATATACAAGCACGATATGGGACACCAAGACCGCAGATTGGAATCTTACTGGAGTAGGCGTCATAACCACTACTACAAACTTTGCATGATAATAGCTGCTGCTGACCAACGCACTGAAATAAATGAGGAAGATGCAGTGTATGCCAACAGTGTGTTACACCATGCGGAACAGTTAATGCCAAAAGCATTAGGTGAGTTTGGTCGTAGTGATAACAGTCAACAGACTGATTACGCTTACAGTGTTATCAAGAAGTATCCCAAAACAGGTATTAAACTTCAAGACTTGTTTCGCATAACTAGCACCGAGTTTCGTGACATGAAAGAGCTTGGTGTTGTAGTGCAGAAATTAAGGTCAGCAGGAAAGATTACTGCCAGTAGTCATGGCACACTTATCCCACTAAAAGAGCAGGAAGATGCAGACCTACCACACGTAGACTTCTCTCTGCTCAGAGAAACTAACTACAAATCGGAGAAACCATCATGAGTAATGACACTAGTACCAATGAAAACATTGTAACTTTGCAAGATGCAAAGCAGTCACTGTTAAAGATTCGTATCATTTCCAGTGAATTAGATTCTGGTATCACCAATGTCAATCGTGGTAATCCAATGCTTGCTCGCGCACTACGTGAGAAGGTAGGAATGCTACGTAAGGAGTTTGACAACTTGGAATATTTCTTAGCAGCTCGTAGCACCTCGGAGGAAAGTAATGGCGAAATGCAACAAGAAGAACAAGGCACGTCAAAAGAAACGTCGTCAGCAACGGAAACGTCAACGGCAGGAAGTAACACATCCAAGTCAGAAGATGACGGTGGACGCAGCAGTACCGAAAAAGGGCAAGACAGTGGTGATGACAGCAGTACCGGAGGGGAGAATTACGGTTCTCCGAAGCCAGAGGGAGCTGGTAGTGGTGAGTCCCATCCTATGACTGCGGCAGAAAAGATTGCTGCACGTAAGGCAAAGCAACAGGGAGATAAAGACTAATGAAAGTAACACTACTAGCCTACACCATTCGTGTCCAACTCTACACTCCTTACAGTGAGTTCTGGATGAAGTACGAATAAAAGAAAACCCCTAGCACCAGTTACGATGTTAGGGGTTTTTGTTTGCCTATTGCATAGGAGTAGCAGTTTCACCTGCACTAGTATACATAGGGTCAATGTAAGACTCAATATCACTTCCCATAATCCGCTGCAAGTAACGTCCTTCACTACTATTATGATTACGGTACAGCTTATGTATCTGTGATTGATTAGCTCCCATTGCTTGGTTAGTTACCCAACGTGAGAAGTAGTCAGGACTACCACCTTGCTCCGTGTACTTACGATAGAACTTGCTGTACTCCTCATTGTCCCAAGTACCTCCACGAATCATATCCTTCACAGCCTGTCCCATGCTATTAACACGCTCCTGCCGCACTGACTCATACTGCTTCAATCGGTAGAAGTTCTGAACAGCAATAGACTCATCAAGTCCTTTAGCACCTGCAAGTCTAGTAGCCTTCTGCCACCAACTAAGGTCATCAGTTGCTAATAGCAATGAACCCTGTCGTGTAGTTCTGCCACCTGATAGCATCTGACCTAAGCCTGACAGTGGTCTGTTGACACCATTCTGTGCTAGTGCATTTGCGAACACTTGCCCTGCTGGAGCACCTTCTGCCAGTTTATCCGCAGCAGTCATGATACTACCGAGGAACTTAGTAGTCATACTGTATGCAGGAACCTCATCAAGTGATGTTGGTATAATCGTAGGAGTCCGAGGGTTCAAGTTACCACGGGTATACAGTGCAATACCGTCACCAGTAATGGGCTTAGTGAAGTTACTAGCTGCACCATACAACAGCCATTGTGATAGGTCATCACCTAGTAGGTCATTAGCACCTGTGAAGAAATCATTGTAATCACCTGTGCTTCTGTCAGCAATGTGTTGGTTGAGTAACTCAAATCCTGGTACTGATTGCGCCCCAAAGATACCACCTTGTAGTGCCATCATAGCACCTGCTCTAGCATTGTCAGTTCCCATGTGACGTAGCATTTGCTGTATCAAGTTGAACTGATAGGTTTGGAACAGTCCTACTGCTTGACCTGCGAAACCCTGAAACATAGCAGGACGCTGTGCATAGGTGTAGTTACCAATGGTACGGTTAACAAAGGTACGCATTACTTCTGCACGCAGTGACTTATTGGTAACTCCTCCACGCTCCAGTGTAATGTCTGCCATACGTGCTGCTACAAAACGCACAAACTGTTCCGTTTTATCAGCAGGCTGCGACAGCATATCCACTACTTTCTTAGTGCCGTCCTTAACTTTCTGGAGATTCCCCATGTCCTTAGGAGTGAAGCTAACACTGTCTACTGCATCATGGAACTCCCGAAGCATAGTACCAGTGAGGTCAAGGTTCTCATACTCCTCCCGTAAGTCCTTCCGTTTCCAGAAATCCTTAGCAGCTTGGTACAACAGTCGGGTATTAGATTGCTCACTAGCACCTTCAACAGCAGGATTCCGCACTGTTACCAAGTCATCCATTTGTCGTTTCTGAATGTCAGGCAGTGAGTCATACACGTGCTTCATTTCAGGAACTGCTAGTATTGGTAATGACAACACGTTGACTACTGGCTGTATCAAGTCCAGCCGCAGCATCAGTGAACCTGCCACTGTGTTCATCATAGGAATGGTACTAGCCAGAATGCGGTCATTAACCTTTTCCGTTTGTACTATGTAGTCCTTGATAGTGTCATTATATACCTCTGGCATTCCATACTGCTTACGTATTTCATTGAGCTTCTGGAAATCCAGTGGCTCCTTAGCACTCTTGAACATACTAGTGAAGCCGTTAATCATACCACTAAATGCACGGTCAAGGTTTTCCTGACCTTCAAGCCACTTAGCAAACTTGCCACTGTTAGTAACGTTGAGCATAGTGTCCATGATTTGTTGGTAACTACTAGGAGGTGCTTCCTTCTTACTACGACCGGGAACACTTTCACTTGTCAGTCGCTTGTACTTATCAAGTGATTCCAGTGTTGCAAACTCCTCACTGTATTTAAGTCGTGTAAGTTGGCGAGCTTTGCCTATCCACTGATTGCGGATACCCTGCACTAATGAATCCACCATCTGAGGTGTTGGCTCTGGTGCAACATCCCATGCAATACCACGGTTCTTCATGGTACTGTTGACATTGAACTCATTGATAGCTTCATCAGGGTCATACTCACCAATACGTCTGAAGTATTCCTTTTGTTCCTCCGCAGTACGAATGTTAACATCTTCACCAAAGGAATCCAGTACTTGTTGACGCTTCACCATTAGTGCATCTTCATCAGGAGCACCTATGATAGCAGGCTTATTAGTACTGAAGATACCCTCACGCTTAGGAGTAACATACAGTATGTGCTTATAGCGGCTGCGGTCTAGTGGTCCTGGATACCATACACGGCTGTCGATAGTACTGGTAAGCCCACGTGCAGTTTTGACAGTTTCATCTGCATCACGAACTAGTCCGTTAGCTTTGTTAGCACTACGCATGAATTGTGCAAGGTTGTTGTTTTTGACAGCTACAACATCAGATTCCACTAGTTCCTCAAAGCGTGTACGCATACTGCCACTAACACGTTTGCTAGTGACTAACTTCTCAATGACAGCTTCAAGGTCTTTCGACATTAGATTTGCTGCCTGATTACCTCCAAGCTTAGTACTGAGAGTCTTGAGTGTGTCCTGCATAGGGGCAAATTTCTCAAGCAATGTTTCCCTAGTAATACCAAGAGGTGCAGCATACTCACTGAATACATGGTCAAGGAAACTAACACCTTTAGGTAATTCAAAGTATTTAGCCTGACGCAGTTTAGCATCTAGTGCGCTGTACTCATATAGAGCGTCCTTATCAATACGGACATTGTGAGCAGTAGCTTCTACTTCACGCTCAATTCTCTTAAGACCTTCACGTTGAAGCTTAGCATCAGTAGCACCAATCTGCTGTACCTTAGACATAGCATCATAATCACCTTGGAAACTACGAGCGATACCATTGGTATTGGTAATATCAGTAATCTCCGTCATGGTGTTAGTGCGTGACAGTTGCGCATTGTCAGGGAATTGTATGCTATCACCAAAGTACTTACCGAGAAACGTATCAACCTGCATATTAGCGTGTTTGTATTCCTCACTAATACGGTGCTGAGTAGCTGCAATAGTCCGCATTTCTTCATCAGTGGCAACATCTCTACTAGCATAACGAAGTTTAGCAACAGTAGGACGAGCAGGGTCATATACCTCAGACCAACTCTCAGCAGCACTCTGGTCTATACCTTTGGAAGCACTGAACTCATAGTCAGTATCAAGGATGCGACTGATATCACTATCACCAAGTTTATTTTCCTTGCGATTAGCAAGTCTATTAGCAAGTACTCCTTTAGTACGTACCATTTCCTTGCGCAACTCTGCCAGTACTTCATCAGTGTTACCAACTTCACGAGCAGTTTTGAAGTCAAAGGTACGAGTGTTACCATCAATATCTTTAAGTGATACTACTGGGTCAAACTTCACACCATCATCCGCTGCACGTTTAGCACCTTTCATTAGCTTAAGGAATGTTGGCAACTCAGTAGCTTCAAAGTTTACCTTCCCAGTAATGATAGGATTACGTGCAGCTGCATAGTAGTGAGCAGAAGCATCTACAAAGTTAATGTTCTCAGGGTCAAACTTCTTGGTAACATTAGTAACACCACGAGCATGACGTACAGATTTCTTACCAATCATTTCCACTTTGCCAAGGTCACGAATGGTAGGAGCACGGTCTGCCATAGTGAATGCTTGACCAGTACGCAAATCTAGTAATGTTTCAGTATCACCAACACGAGAACGGATAGCATTGTTACGTGCAAAGACAGTGTAGATATCCTTGTACTGTTCCACTAAGTCATTGATTTGAGTAGGGTCATTCATTACTGCCCAACTATCTGCTAGTAACTCCTCAGGACGATTAAGGTAAGTTTCAGACTTAGCTATGAAATCTTCCACTTCTCCCAGTTCCTTCAGTAGTACATCATCAGGAGTTTCCATCTTAGACAGACGTTGAAGCATTCCTTCCCTGATACCTTTGGAACGGTCAACTAATGCCCACTGGCTAGGACGTGCTTTGCGTGACAGTTCTACTAGTTGGTCTTTAATCTGACTACCATACTTAGTTTCAAATACTTTTGCAATGCGGTCAGTATTGTTGTGCCCGAACTCATGACGCATTACCGCAAGTGCAGTAGCCTTATCTCCTTCCAGTAGTTTCTTGTTAATTCCTGTACCAATGTTACCATTGTTTAGATTAGGGAAAGTGAACCCACGAACACCAGTACCATCTGGATTCAGCTTAGTTTCCTCAGCAAACTTCTTGGCTGCTAGTTTCTGTGCTCTGTCAGGTTTAGTGCCAGAAGGAAGACCTAGGATATTATTGGTATAGAAATCCTCAAGCTCACTGTTATCCAAGAACTTCACAGGATTACTAGCAGGCTCCATCAGCATTTCATCTTCACCATATAAGGTAGCACGCTTAAGACCACTAAACAGATTCTGTCTATCCTCTGGCTCCAGTTGCTTATACACTTTCTTGAGTGCAGGAGTTAGTGTGCTGCTATCAATTTTAAGTGCAGCAGGTGTGCCAACAGGGTCTGATGCTAGTACTGCTAGGTGCTCTTCCAGTTCCGTATCCAGTTGCTTCAACCGTGACTTAATTTCACGAACATTGTTACGGCTAGCTTCAATGTCACCACTTTCAGCACGAGCAAGATTTTTACGAGCTTCTTCCTCATTAGCAGCAAGCATTGATATGCGGTCACCCTCAGCAATGTGAAGACGGGCAGAACTACTGTCAACATCACCAATGTTAATCAATTCATTACTGCGCTTAATGTCATTGTTAACAATGCTTCGTAATACCTTATAATTCTTGGCGGCATCCATAGTACCTGCAATACCAGTACCAAGAACAAGACCAAATCCTGCGCTGCTAAGGTTTTCCTTAATAGCTCCTAGATAGTCTAAGTCCTTCCCAGTAAGAGTAGGGTTCTGGTTCATAGTAGTAAGAATGGCTGCTTCTGCAAATGCTGTTTCCACTGCTTGTTGGTGCATTCCCTGTTTAGCAGCGTCGAGCATATAACGGTAGTCTTTATCAAAATACCGTCCTTCTGTTTGCAATCGCTGTGCGTATTTCTTAGCCATATCATCAGGAACCAGTGCTTTACGCAATCCTACTACTGCACGGCTATTACTGCCCGCAGCTTTAAGTCCTGCTTGTACTGCACGTGCTGCCTTTATGCCAACAGCACCAGGAACGAAACTGGTTGCAACTAGTCCTACCATGTCAAGGGCAGTCTTGTGCTCCTCATAGTATGATGCTGCATTATCCCAGCCACTATTACGAAGAACGTCAGCAGTTTCAGTGTACTCATATTCACTGCCGAACATATTAGCAAATGCCTTGCCAGTATTCACAAAGGATACAGCACCACTGGTAAGAGCACCAGTGATACCATATTTAGCAAAGTCTACTATTTGGTCGCCCATGGATTCAGCTTCATCAAGCTCTACTGCTTTATGTAAACTGGTAGGCTGTTCAATATAAAGTCCCATAATAGTTTCCTTAGTTGTTGCCTAGTTGACGCTGAGCTTGAGTTGCGCGGAACTGGTCAGCACTAGTATTTTGTGGAAGACTCTTCAATCGCAACTGCATAAGACGTTGCTTCAACTTCACTTGCCAATCACCACTACTAGTGATATCAATCTTACTGCTCGCAGTGCCAATGTTACTGTTAGTGGAATTGGTATCAGGAAGTTTCAAGTCACCAACAAATGGATTCTCCGCTTTGATAGTTTCTTCCTGCGCACTGTAATATGCTCCAATCTTCTGCGCTTCCTGTTCAATGCGACGCTCCACTTCTGGCATCTGAGTTTTCCAATCGCCAGCACCAGCAGCCTCAACTGCTTCAATGATGCTATCAATAGTAGAAGCTGCTACATCATTAGTTTTGGATTCATAGTTGGTAGTATCAATCTCAAGGTTTTCAGGAATGTTACCATTCTCAACATCTGCCCGTAGTGCAGGAGGTAGTTTCGATAGGAACTTCTCACGGAAACTAGGAGATTTCATTGCATCTTCTGGACGTCCTACTTTAGTAACACCGTCACGAATAGCAATACCACCATCCTTTCTAGTAGCTTTACGTTTTGATACTACTAACTGGTCTACCATGTCATAAGACTCAGGATTACTAAGATTGATAGTTTCCCTTTTAAGTGCTTCCTGATAGGCGTCGTATTTTTGAGTACCAGGAGCAGGAGGTCCTTGGTCTTCTGGTAGTCCTACTGCACGAAGCGCACGAGATTCAGCACCACGGTTATGAGCAGCTACAATGTTACCCATGTTCTGCAATTCCCGTTGCTCTTTTGGTGATAGTTCCGCACCACTTTCCACCAGTTTATTGAGGCGAGTGAATGGTTGCATAGCACTATCAGCACCTTGAGCACTAGTGTAGTTAAGGAAGTTAGCAGTGAAGTTGTCATACATGTTTTCTTGAGCACTACGTTTCATGAATATATCGAACGGTACATACTCACCTTCTTCCATACCACGACTCTCAGCGAAACCTTCATACATTGCCTTGTACTGTTCACGAGCTTCCTCACTTTTCTTAGACTGCTCTTTCATACTACGTAATTGCATAGTACTGTGCTCAAGTTGCAATGCTTGTAGTACTGACTGAGTATTGGCAGCATTGGCATTTTCCATAGCACTTACACGTTTTACTAGTGCATTAGTAGCTTGGTCATCAAGTCCTAGTGCTGCACTATATTCACCAATGACACGGCTGACATTCTTGCTACGGTCTTGCGCAGTCTTGATAATACCATCAATCATTGACTGCTGTGACTCAAGTTGAATACGTTCCTCAGCAGTTTTGTTTTGTACTACTGCTGCATTAGCTTCAAGTTGAGTGGCGTAGGCATTCGCAGATGTTACCTGCATCCGCTGTATGTTTTGGAAATTCTGTTGTGCTACTGCAAGCTCCTGCTGTGTGCCGTCCAATGTCATGCGGGCTACAAATCTTTGCCAAACATTACCATTGTTAATAGCATCCTGTTTCTCATACATAGCATTCTGAGCTGTCAGCAGTTTCTCTTTAGCTTCTTGATAAGATTTCTGAGCATCTTCTGACATTACAGCACGTTGGTACTGCTCCGTTGCTTGCTCATTCATCGCACTAGTCATCTTCTGAGTTTTCTTGCGCTGTTCCACTACTTTAGGAACAAGCTCTTGTTGCTGCTGTAAGGCTTTGTCAATTTTCTGAAAACTGTCAGTACTAATGTTAATCAGTGTAGGCGTTTGCTTAGCTACTGTTTGCGCATTAGTACTAGCTTGCTGTGTCTGAGAATCAACAGAACTCCGAGCAGTGTCTATCTGCTCAGAGCTGTATGGTTGAGGAGAACCCATTTGTGCTAACAAGTCCTCCAGTGGTACAAATTCCTGTGCCATGGTGTTACTCCTTATAAAGTATCAAGTAGTGCCAGAAGTTCTGGATTCATGACTGGTTGATTGTTACCAACACTAGGACCGCCTTGAGGAGTACCTGCAACTTTAGGCATATCCTGTGGATTCATTACTGCGGGCTGCATAAGGTTTGCTAGGTTTACCTGCGGCTGAGAGTTCATAGTTCTACGACCCATAGAACCTCCACCTCCTCCACCTCTAGGGTCAGATACGCTCCAGTTACTACCAGGAGTTACTTGACTCATAGCACCATTACCACTGCCTTCATCTAAGATAGCATTAGGAGCTATACCTCTAGCAATCCCAGGAGCAGCACCTCTTTGATTCCTGTCTTCAATGTTAGTGTTGAAATACTGGTCACTACCGCTTTGACTGGAAGACTCTTGTGATTGCTGCTGTTCCTGAGTAGTTTGCTCACTAGCATTACGCTGTTGCTCACTAGTGCTTGTGCTATCAGTAGAAGTTTCTTCACTAGTTTGAGTAGTGGAGTCTTGTTGAGTAGTAGTATCAGTTTGACCGAACAGGCTAGATACCAAGTCCTGCATTTGCTGCATCTGTTGTTGACTTTGTGTAGATTCCTGACCAGTAGTAGTGCCTGTACCAACTTCAGTAGCAGTGCCTTGTTGACCTGCTTGAATAGCTTGAAGCAACTGATTCATCTCAGTGTTCTGTTGGTCAAGTCTAGCAGTAGTACCTGCTTCTGCTGCCTTAGTGATAAGGTCATTTTGCAACTGTGCTTCTGCTGTACTGCCGAAAGTACCACTACGATTACCTACATTAGCAATAGCAGGAGCACCACTACGAAGAACTTGCTGCATTGCAACATCCATAGCATCATCAGCGCTACTACCCCCACCTAGAGTATTGAGTACATCAGACAATCGTTGTCGTGTTTGCTCATCACCTAGCTGCGTAGTAGTTGTAGTTTCCTGTTGCTGCTGACTGGTAGTGTCAGTCTGACCTTGTGTAGTCTGGTCAGTACTAGTTTGTTGTTGCTGTTCCTGTTGCTGCTGCTGTGATTGCTGCCCAGTAGTGGATTGCTGCTGTTGTGATACACTTTGTTGAAGCTGCTGCAAAGTTTCAGTGCCAAAGATTTCTTCCGCAACATCCTTGTCCATGCTTGATAGCATTTCTGATAACTGTGAACTTTGTTCATCAGTGAACTGTGTATTGCGGTAGTCTTTCTCTGAAGCTCCTGCTGCCCCTGCACTCTTATTGGCACTATACATGGTAGCTCCAGCACCAGCAATACCTGCTACCATTGTACCAAATGCAGCACCACTCATTCCGAAAGTCATGATTCACCTCTCTCGATACACTTAGTATCTTTGTCTTTTAAGTAGTCGTAGAACTCACGCTCTAATTGTTTCTGACCTTCTACTATAATTTCAGTTTCAGCATCATCAACATTAGTGGCTTTAGTGTCAGGATGAATAGTAGTCCACACTACATCAGTAAACGTGAGTATTACATTAGCGTTATATGCAGGAACAATGAACTGGTCCCCTGCTTTAACAATAGTAGGTGTAGGGTTATTTTCTGACACTACTACTGCCATACCAGATTTGATAGTTGTTACATTCTCTTTGCGATGCATCTTTCCTATTACTAGGTGATGCGCAGGAAGTTTTATCTCTCTCATATACACACCTCGAAAGAAGTTATGCTTAAGAGGATAAGACTTAGCAATTTCCCTGCAATTAGGTACAAGTTGGTCTAATGCATCTATGAGTTTTTGTATCTTTTCTCTGGTACTAAGACGTTCATCTAATGAAATCCCAGTAGAAGAGTCTTGTGTGGCGATGGTAGTACTCATTACTAGCTCCTTAATCTACTAGTTCTATATGGAAGAAGTCATCAAACTCTTGGTCAATAATACCGTGCTTATTCCACTTGCCTCCCCATCTGATGGTAACACCTTCAGCTTGGGCGAACAGTGATAGTAGTGCATAAGCCATACCATACATACTGCGAATCCACTCCCGAACTTCTTCTTCACTACTTCCAGTGATAGAAGTAATCTTATCGAGAACTTTCTGGTCAGTTGTAAGATATGTTTTAAATGGTGCGTACCACAAGTAAAAGTCAACGGCTCTACTAGGTGATTGGTTGTGTTTGCCACCAGACTTAATGTGTGACAGCCCACTATTATACAGTTCAAGTTGCTTTTCATCACTGCGCTCCGTTTCAATAATACCGTGGTCTAGGTAATGTAGAAGCTCACGGAAAATGTTTTGAAGTGGTACTGCGGCTCCTTCCAACTTATCAGCACTGCTCTTGCTGTAACGATTGTTTGGATTAAATTCTATCATTAAGGATTCTCCAGTGTCTGTATTCGCTGCTCAAGCTCCTTAACATCAGCTACTAATGCCTTTATTAAAGTAGTCTGCTGATTAACAATTTTAAGAAGCTGTTGTGATTCCTCCTCACTATTGGTAAGTTTGTGTCGTGGAGGAAGTTGCTTTACCATATTAGAACGTATCATCTACTAGCACCTCTGGATATTTCTACTTCAATATGTGTGACGTAAAGGTAGTAACCTTCAATCTCAATACGCAAATCACCGCCAGTAGCATAGCCTTGATACAGCTTGCGGTCTGCATTCCAGTAGAAAGTGACAGGAGCAGTAGCACCATATTCCTCTTCACTGTAAACTCTAACAGTAGCAGGATGATTTCCGAATTTATCAGTGTTCTGTCCAATAATGCGAACACTGTGGATTTCAGTAAGCCTGTCAGGACTAACACTAATGTCACCTATCACTACCTGACTAGGAGCAAATCCAAAAATTTCCTGACCTTCTGCCATTGGAGGTTGTGGTAAGCTAGTATTAGCAAGGTCAAGAATCCTCATTGCTATCTCATACTGGAAATTACCGTCCTGATTAGGATTGGTAACAATACGCTTCACCATTGCAAATTGATGCGATAGTAATCCAGGAAGTGAAGCATTTTGCGCATCAGTAACATCTGATAATCGAGTTACATCTACTCGTTGAGAGAGCGCAGGAATGTCACCTTCTATTACTCCGACTGAACCAGTATCTAAATTGTATATCAGTAACCGTGAGTTTTCAATGTTATCCACTTTAGGGACAACTTCACCGCAATAGATTAGTAGTGTGTTCTGCCGTAGAAATAAATTACGAACAATAGTACGTGCTACACCTGCACCACTATCTATTTGGAGCTTCTCGACGGTGATACTGCCGTCAGGTTTAAAGTCAACACTGTTGCCACTAAGGAAATAGTTGATTTCCGGAGGAAGTGCCTGTGCTCTGTCCTGCTGTATCTGTATCATTCCCTTTGTAGTCAGTGCAATTTGTGTACTAGTTTCAGGGTCACGTGTTACTAGCTTGTTGCCCCCTACTGCAATGAGTCCACCACTGCCTTCCACCTCGCTGAATATCCATGGATTGGTAGCATCTCCACTAAAGGCTCCATACACTACATTACCTTTGCAGTACACCATGATACCATCAGTAGCAGGAACTACTGTCAGGATAGCTCCACGTGCTTCACTTATCTGAGTGCTACCACCTCCTGCATTACTGATAGTCCAATCAGTAAAGTCCAGTGGATTACACCAGTAGATACGATTTTCATCCCACGTGAGTAGGTAGTTGCCGAAGCTACTAATACCACCCTTGACTGTTTCATCAGGTGTTTCTTGAGGGTCAAAGATAATTCCAGAAGGAGCGTAGTATGTAACAGTAGGAGCATCACCACTGATTTCAATGAATGCTTCATCCGCAGTAGTATCACCTTCAAGGACAGCACCAGTAGGCCAAGTCAAAGTAGTGCTTGCATCCTTTAAGAACAGGCTGCGTGTCTGGAAGATAGTATGGCGAAGGTCAGGGTCATCATCCTCACTATCATAAGGACGCTCCATGAACTTCTCTAGTAGATTGTTGCCTAAGTGATAAAAGTATCCATGAAGAGTATCATTAGTACTTGCTGCCATTTCCACGAAGTAATACCGATACCGACCTTCTCCATCAATGAAGGAGTGTAGACCTAGTGGCTTACCGTTGTGAACATTGTTACCGTAGCCATTCTTAATAGTTGGCATGAGATTGCCGCTATCATCAAATTCCGCAATCTCATTAAGACTGCGGATTCCATTAGGAAGTGGCACTAAGTTGCGAGTGTAGATAACTTCTGGCTGTGTTTGCAGAGAGGGTGAGGAGTAGGAGGTTTGAATCTCCTGCCCCTGCAACTCGGCTGCAACAAACTTCCCACGCTTATCTACTGCTAACTTTATCCGAGTCGTGCTCATCAGTGACTCCTTTGATATAGTCTTGAAGTTTAGCAGTACTTATATGCACTAGGCGCATACTCTGAGTTACTGCCCTGTATTTAGTAGTGGTATCCACAATTCGTGCAATGGTGTGGTCACTAACAGGTTTCCGAACTTTGATAACCTTAATCCCTGCTATCGGTCCATAGTCATCAGTAGTAAACTTCCCACTCACCACAACTATGGTAGTATCAGGGAATATCATATCAACTTGTTTGACTACACCTTCCACGTTGAGATTGTCAGCATCTATAAGAACACACGCAGTATCAACAGGTAACGGACATTTATGAGCTACAAAGTCCTCATAATCAATATCCCTAACATTAAATCCTTCCCGCTCTAGTGCTTCTCTGAATACACTCACAGTCATAGACTTGTCATGAATACTTACAATAGTAGTGTCTTTGCTACGCATCTTTGCCTCTCTGTTTTGTTGCTTCTGATACTGCAACCTGCTTGTCTAAATCATGGTACAAAGTGTGAACTTCAGTAATAGTAGTGTTGATTCCTTCAAGCTGACTGTTAACTTCCCTCAACTTAGAAAATACATTGTCTTCAACACCTTTGATTTTGTCATTAATAGCGTTAATCTTGTGATTGACTATTGCCATGTGCAATACCCAAAAGGCAGCAATAACAATACCAACTATCATAATGACTTGGTAGATGGTAAGGGATACTGCTGCCGCTGGCTCAGCCATAAGTCCTCCAGTTGTCTGGTGTTTTTAATTATTAGTTATATTATTTTATTCCACTGGTAGCTTCAACATCAAATTCATCTGAGAAGATAGTACCGAAACCACCATAACGCCACTCAGCACGAACCCTGCCTCCCTGTGATCTTCCTGGTGATACATTACAGGACACTCCTCTACTGGAGCTAAGAGAAAGCCAACTCCCAAAAGATCCACTAACGTTTCCTGATAGTAATGTGAATCTAACTTGAAAACTTCCTCCACTAACCTGAGAGTTACCCCAACGGGTAGGGTATGTAGTAGTAGTACTGGGAGCGCTAGAATCTCCCACTGTTCTTCGTACTCTACCATCGTTCATGAAAGTGATATTAGCATAAGCAGAAAGTTGCTGAGTTGTGACGGCTATTGCACTTGGAACATTAGCAGGTATACAATTTCTCAGCCTAGCACACAACCCCGATGCTATATCATTACCATTACTAGCATGAAACCCGCTCTCACCAAATACTGACAGTGCAGATGGTCCAACATCAGTAGAAGCATATCTGTGCATTAACTGGCTGTTATTAGCAAGACGGTAGGCACTCTCACTAATAGGGAGAGAGCCACCATCACGAGTTGCGCACCTGCTGTCAAAGTCAGCACCATCACGGAAATGATAACCAGTAGCCATTATGCACCTCCTTTCAGCCAACGCTTGAAGTCTTTGAACCACGTTACTAGTCGAGGCTCAACTTTAGCAAATACTCGCATCATCAGGATTTTATCAGGGTCAATAGTGTAGTAGCCATTGTCCTTTTTAATTACCAGTGATGGATATTCACTAGGAGGAAATACTTCCATTACTTCCTGCGCCATAAGACCAATTTCCAGTTTACCTCGTTGACTCTCTAGCACTGCTTCAATGTCTTTCCACTGGAACACCCAACTTTGTAGTGCTGCTGCCTGACGGTAGTTAATCACTACTGGACGTAGTTTGTTTTTCAGGCGTTGGTCAGAGGAAGTTGGATAGTAGTTGGCTGCTATCACATTACCTGTTGCTTCAATTCTTGCAACGCTTGAGTTGCCTCGCCTGAAGTCAACTAAATATGACCCTCCAATGTTATCTATATCAAATATGTAACCATTAGCATTTCCCTCTCCTCTGTGTCTAAATATAGCTGCTGCAAATCCACTAGGAGGCGCATAGTCTAAATTAAATGCTACATGTGCAACAGTTTCACCTATCCCTACTAATCCCGTAAATTTTTTATCTCCTGCAACCGTTTGATTAGTATTAGTTGTCATTGGGCTAGAAAGGTTGTGCTTTCCCCAAATATTATAATCCGACCCTCCAGCAGTCGGAGAGAATACCAGCTCCGATCCATAAGAGGAAATCCTAGAGTAGTCAGACAATGTTTGTGTCGCACTGCCAGATTTGGGGAATAACAACCCCTCATTAACTCCAGATGATTCATCAGCAAAGATTATTGAATTTGCACCAATAATGTCAGAATTGTTTAAATCAACACCCCAGTCGCCAACGTAAGTGATCCCAGTAAAGTAAAGCTGTTGATAACCCGAGATAAGCGTTCCGTTTTGAGTAACGACATCCCCGCTATTAGTACCAACATCCCTAGTAGCTGCACTTTTTAATCCTAGGTTACTACGTGCGCCTGATTGTGTACTAGCTCCAGTACCACCATTGGCAACACTGAGGTCAGTACCTAACCAGTGAGCATTATTGATAGTATCTCTAGTAGCCAAATTTCCTAAATTACTGGCAACTGCATATCCTGCACTGGCATGATTACCCCATCCATAAGCTGTGTTCCAATTACTAATATTGAGGTCACTGTTAAGAGGAACTTCACCTGCCGCAGTGCCAACATTTTTAGATGCTGCTGTACCAAGTGTGCCAATCTTGCTGTCAAGTGTAGCATTAGTAACAAGTTCATCTTCTGCTGTGCCTACATTATACGTACTGGCAGTGCCATGTCCCATATAACTACGGAAACTTGCAGCATCAACAGCTTCCCAACTTCCTGCGACAAAAGTGGTAACATCCTCTTCCGCAGCACTGCCTAGTGTGCCTAGGTTACTGTACTTACGCCATGGACTAAATGTGCCATTGAGCTTACTACGAACATAGAACTCAACACCAGTGTTACTAAATGGTACGAATTTCTGAACACAACGTCCTCCACCACTAGCATCACTGTCAACACCACCAACATCCAACTCTCCATCAAGTGCTATGGGTAAATTGGCAACACTGGAGGTTACATTGAAACTGCCAAGATAGATATAGTTATCGGCATCACCACCATGAACGTCCACTCGCAAATTGTCACGAGTGCCGTCAATAGTAGCAAATTCATACCAATTATCAGGAGTGAATCCACTACCACTAGTAAATGTACGTCCAAACCAACGACTGTTCTCAGCGTTAAACTGGAACCCACGTTCATTACCTAGTACATTAAGTCCGCTAAAGCTGCGACCAGTGAGGGGTGACGCACTGACACTGTAACGGAAACCATTACCAGTGACAGCTTCATCCCAACTTTCCTCAATGGCTGTACCCCCGAAGCCTTCAAATCCTACTGTCATCAAAGCGCCAGTACCAGTAACTGCACGGGATGCTGCTTCTGATAAGTTACCAGTAGTCCCAAGTCGCTGATTCAGTATTGCAATATCAGGAATGTTTGTGCTATTAGCAGTGCCGACATTTCGGCTTGCAGCAGTTCCATATTGTAGAAGTGCTTTAATGTCCGCTACTGTTGCAGCTTCAAATACAGCACGTCCACTGGTACCTGCTGCTGCCCATGTAACATAATTACTAGGAGTGAAGTTGCCAGTATGGAAGAATGTCTGGCTTCCAGTAGGACCCCCAAAAGCGCCTTCTAACATTACTGGAGCACCATTAGGACCTACTACATTACTATCAGGTAATGCACCTACATCACTAGCAGTGAGAGTTACTGCACCAGTTTTGCCATTAACAGACTGGACACTGATATTAGTAGGAAGTAATGTCCAACTTGTGTCAGCCTCACGATAGACAAGTGTGTGACCAACTGCTGCATTGGTATAGGGACTTGCACCTGTAAGGTCACCTGCAACACTAATAAGCCACACACCGTTACCACTAGTTGGAGCACTAGGAAGTGTACCACCGCTAGCATCCCAAGCACCGTAGTAGACAAGGGGACTACTGGCAACTGCTGCGGCTTCTTGTGCAGTGGCTGCATGGTCAGCAGAATTAAACTCTGACATTTCCGCTGCTTCCGCTGCATCAAGTGCTGTTTGTGCGGAAATGGTACATTGAGATACTGCTGCTTCAATTTCATCACTAGGGATAAGACTAGTGAAAATGTACCACTTATCAACACTCCAGATACAGCGATAGATAGCACTGCCAGTAGTATCAATCACTGACTCGTTGGAACCATCAAAATAAAGAGTACCTGCAATATCAACATTGGCACCATTAACTGGCTCAATTTCTACTACATGACCATCTTCAACTTCATCAGTTGGAAGTGTGATAGTGGCATCATCAGTAACAATGTACTTACGACCTACCGCAACAGTACGACTACTATCAATACTGACGTACTCAGGACTGCGGATATTGGTGCTGCCGTCAGATACACCTACCCAACTACCTCCACGATAAATGTATGCCACATTATCTTCAGTGCTGTAATAGCGTTGTTCTTCAAATGGTATCAAGGTGTCACGAAGAGTATTACTACCTGCAACTGGTTGTCCAAAAGCCCCTGCCCAATATGTTTCAACAGTGTCTTTTACTAATACTGCTAAAGAATCAATACTAGTAATGAAGTACAGCCATTTAGGTTCCATACCTTCAGTAAGAAGTTGTGTACCACTAATCCGCTTCACACCAATATTCTGAAGATACTGCCACCGATAGTCACGACCTAGTAATTCGTTTTCATTTATTCCTTCATTTTCAATAGCCATGAGTTATACCTCAGAAGTAATAGGAGTTAAATCATATCCAAGTCCATCAGCATCTTCTGGAACCTTACCTATAATAGATACTATCTGTTGTTGTTTCCATTCTTGCACTAGGTAGGTAGCAGGAGGAGTTACAACATTACCAAAAGGAGTGGCTTGGGTTACTGGAACTGTTCGCCCTAGTCTTGCTAGTCGTTCCTCTGGAGTTTCTGTAATCATTGTCATTACCCCCAAATAGCAATATGAGTTTGAGCAATGTTAACCATATCTTCACGATACATAGCATCATACTCACGAGCATCATTAGACTGGCGAACACCTCGATAGAATCTAGCAGTAGCACCATTTATAATGGTTTCAGGATAGGATGCCATTAACCAAGTTTCCAGTGTTCCTAGTGATACGTCGGGAACTTGAAAGTACTGGATGAACAGCTTAGAAGGAATAACAGAACTGCGTACTACTAAGCTGTTACCTGCAATATACATAATATCATAGAGGTCATTGCCTGCTTCAGTAATAATGTCCTTTGGCTCCACTAACTCATAGTATCCATCTTGAGTGCTGATACGTATTGGTGCTCCGTTCTTAGTAAGAGGACGTAATGACTTGATACCACGAAAACGAGGAGGTAGTGGAATCTTCATAGTGGATTCTGGAGCTTCAAGCAGTATCACATCCTCAAGTAAATCTTGGGCAAATCTTTCAAAACTGTGTGCTGCTACAACAGTAGCTCGCACTGCTCTGATTATTCTAGTACGTTGATGAGGTCTGCCCACTTCCTCTACAACTGCGTCTACTATTGCATCTAAGTTCATAATAATTACCTAATGCCTAGAACGAAAAAAGCGCACCAGTAGCACCTAGACTGGTACTAAAGGTGCGCTCCACCGCCACAAAAACTTGTGAAATACTACTGCATTATGCAGATGCTGCTGTCAGGTTATAGATAACACCATGAGCAAATGGGTTCATAATCTCAGTAGTCAACTCAGTAGTAAAGATACCACCAGTTGCGTCTTGACCGTCAGTAGATTTCATATCACCGTTAATGTACTCAACTTGAGTATCACGACCTTCTAGTGATAGGAAGTCAAACTGTGACAAGTCTACTACAAACGCCATTTTAGCGTAGTCATCATTGGTATTAAGCAATGGATGCTCCACTAAGTTGAAACGTCCACGAGTAGTGCTGAAGGTTTTAAATGACAGACCAAAGTTAGTCTGATCATCTTGCAACTGGTACTCACCAGATAAACGACCGATGTTATTGATAGTTTTCAGTGCTTGCTTACCACAGAAGATAGTACGACTGTTACCAGACATAGACTGTGTTTTGAAGTCAAGGACTGGGTCAAGCATTTCTTCCAACTGTTCATAGTTAGTAGTAGCACCTGCTTCACGTAAGTTGCTAGGAGAGTGTTCTTCAATAACAGCTTCCAAACCATCCATCATGTGAATAGGCTCACCAGTTTCACTATCAGTACCGATGTACTTGCGACCAAACAGTGTAGCATATTCAATTTCCTGAGAGTGGAAAGTGATAGCATCTTCTTTGTTTTCCGCAACAGTACCATTACCTACCACTTGCTTGATAGCTGCCAATGTACGAGATTGTGACCAAGCATTACGGAAGATTTGAGTGTAGTTCATTACACGTTCTGGAACTACTGCACGACTAGCAGGTTTTGGTGAACCTTCAGGCTGTGCGTTGAAAGGTACTGCTAACTTAGTACCAGAAGCAATAGAAGTTGCCGCAGTAGTGTTACCGAATCCACGCTCAACTGTGATGTTGTTGTTCCCGTAGTCAACACTGGTAACACGAGCAAATTCAGGTGGAACATATGAGCCAGAGTTAAACGCTTTAGGAATGCGGATAATCTGATTCTTCAATACACCGTCAGTAGAGTTTACTGAGAAGGTAGTTGTAGTACCGTCAGCAATAGCAGTATCAAGAGTGATATGCAAAAACTGCATTTTCTTAGTCCAGTATCCATGTTCGATATCCAGACACGTACGTTTCTTTGCCATACCACTAAGAGCATACAATGGTGCAGTACCATTAGGCATTACTCGTGCGATATTAGCAGCAAATGACTTTTTCGCTAAATCTTGCGGTAAGTCGTTAGAGCCATAAAAGCGCATGGTTGTTACCCCACTTGTTTGTAGTTGAAAGCCCCACTACTAAGTGAGGCACTGTTGTGAAACTTAATTGAAGTCAAACACTGATGACATATCTTGTGCATTACTGTCATCATTATCTTCCTCTTTGTTAGCACTGTCAGCAAAGTTACCGCCGATAGCACCAAAGGCTTCTTGAAGATACTGTTCAGCTTCTGCGTTAATTTCAGCAGGAGTAGCATTTGGATTCTTGCTTTGCACCTGTTGCAGAATTGCTTCTGCTACTGGACGCATTGCAGGGTCTTGCATTAGTGATTTCTTATTACTCTGCCACATATCGTTAATTTGTTGCTTACGAACATGGTCTGGTAACTCACTACGGAAACCATCTAGTAGTCCCTGACTTCCACGTTTTGCTACTTGCTGAGAAAGGAAACTACTGGAAGTAGCACCGTTACGAACAGCGGCATTGATTACTTCAGTAAAAGCATCTGCATCACCTTCTAGTGCTGCGCTTATCTTCTGCTTGTCAATACCATCCAGGAAGTTACGCTGTCCGAAAGCACTAGCGTAGTGGTCAGCACCTAAGTTAAAGTAGTCTTGGGATTGTTGATTGTTATCACTACCAGACTGCTGTTGTTGCTGCTGTCCACCATTGCCATTATCGCTACTTCCAGTAGAAGACTGTTGGCGTTGGTTATTGCCGTTTGACTGTTGACCATTATCAGGGCTAGAGCGATATTTGTCCAGTAGAGAGCCACCCTGATTATTACTACCGTCACCATTACCGTTGATAACGTTGTCATTAGGGTCTTGTTGGTAGCCAGTACCACCTTGTTGCTCATACTGTTGACGCTGTTGGCTCTGTTGATTACGTGAAGGGTCAGTAGCACCACGAGGAGGATGACTTGGCATACCTTCTGGCATAGTACTACTTTCCTGACGTCCACGATTTTGTGCTTGGTCAAAAATGTTTGGTGTACCTCCACCACCGCTTTGCATGAAAGGGTCGTTTTGTTGGTAGCGTACAAAAATACGATTATGTTTAAACATTGTTGCTTTCCTTACTATCTGTTGTGGTAGTGTTGTGTAAATCTAATAGATACTCATAGACTTGGATAATAGCACTTTGAACTTGCAAGTCAATTTGCAGTTGTGCTTCCTTGTCTTTATCAGTACCTTCCATTAACTTGAGCTTGCCATAGTCACAGATAGCAGCAGCTCTAAGTTTTCTAATCTCACTAGCAGTAGCACTATTGAATCGAATCTTAGCACTATCTACTTTATTGAAGTTTTCTACTATCAGTTGAACATTATTTATTCCCTCTTCTATTGTCATAGTATCAAGGGACATTGTTAGTGTTGAGTCTGTGGCGGTGGATGACATTAATTTCTCCCTGCTTGCTGTGCTATTAGTTGTTGACGTTTCTGCTCTTTTTCTTCAGCAGATAAATGGAACGGAGTTACGTCAATACCTGCTTGACCGTATAAGTACTCACGTAGTTTATTAAGGTCATATTCCATAGCAGCATTAGGGTCACTACGTAAGTCCATAAGCATCTCACGTACTAGTGAAGCGTCAGACAGTTCATCACGAGTAACAAGTCCATCTGCTAGTTTGAACTCGATGTTATTACTGCGAAGCTCATTAGGATTAACACTGACTTCACCATTCTCACGAGTGTTAACAGTAGTAACTGGCTGAAACTGCATGATGTTGTACTTGAGGATAGTCTTAGTTGGATGCAGTACTGCATTCTCAATGAGCAATCCCATCACTCGCAGTTCAGCATTAGCATTTGCCATTACTGTCTGGAACTCACCTAAAGTTTTGTTACCTCGTTGGAACTGTCCTAGTTGTGGACGATTAAGGCGAGTAACACGCTCACTCATGTTGTTAACATTTTGGAGTTCGTTAATAATAGTAGGACCGATTTCATCACGCCACGGTATTGGGTACAGTGCTTGACGTATATCTTTCACAAATGCACTAGGACGAACCTTTATCTTACTAGTAGGATTATTACTATTGACAGTGGCACTATCAACAATACCATCCATATATGCCATGCGGTCGTTGTTCATTCGAGCTAAGGCTGCTAGTCGTGCATCGTACAGTTTACTGCTAAGGTTCTGCAATGGAACTAGTAATTCAGCAGTACTTTTAACTTGCTCTCCAATACCATCTTCACGGAGTTGACCAAATACTACTGGCAAGTAGCTGTGAACATTTTCAAGTCGCTGTGCAAATAGTACTATGTCCTCACCAACAATAACAAATTTCCAGATTTGTAATGTGTTCTTCTCTGGAACATTGTTGATGCCAAACATACTAGGAATGATGCGAGCATAGATAGTAGTGACTTCATACAGACTTCTAAGACTAGCACTTTGGTACTTACGTTCAGCACCTCCTGCTATCTCTGAGAAAAAGTTTTCCCAGTTACCATCCTGATTCTGAGTACTTTCACGAGCAACACTTGGCATCACGTCAGGAACGAAGAACTCCTCACTAGTAGTGCCAGCCCCACGTTGTAGTGCTAGTGATTCATTCATCACCTTGCCACCACCAGTTTTCATACTGCGAATGCGGCGAACCAGTTCTACTAATGTAAGGCGCTCAATGTAACCACCGTGCTCCCCACGCTCGTGAATTTCTGACACTGGCACACTGTCATCATAGAAAGTGTTATAGAGGTCAAGACGTTTAATACTGTTACCCGATACTACAACATCTTGTAGTGGCACTTCCGATTGATTGTATTCTGCTGAAGTAGAACTTGGAGCTAGTTCACGTTGTTGGTCACTGTACCATGACACTTCAGTAGCACCAATGTTGTACTTAGCAAGGTCACGAAAGAACAGTGCGTAGTGGCGTGCCCAACCATAACGACGACCATGTTCTTCATTGATAGCATCTACTTGGTGAACAATACTGGTGTCAGTTTTACTATTACTAACAGCAGGAAAGATTGGAGTAGTAGACAGGAATAAATCCACTAGGAACCCTTGGATAGTATCAATAGCAGGACTAATTTGAGCAGTTTCAATACTGTCGTAGTAGTCACGTCTGCGGTCTTTCTTATCATCAATACTGCGCTTTGCGTGTTCTAGTTGCAACGCTTGGTCGATTATCTCCATACGACGTCTGCGCTGACTAAAATCAAATGAGTTTATTCTGGCACGAGTAAAATGTGCTACATTCTGTTGTGCCTTTCTTAGTAGGGTATAACTCTTGTTAGGCATTACCAGTATCCCTAATTTATAGTGTGTATTTAGTGTTGGCGGATATAATACCGCTCAGCCTACTAATCGCTCATATTACTACTAGCTTCGCCTATCGTGTCAAGGGTCGCTCGCAAGCTCGCTTCCTCCCTGTGACACTGGCTCGCTAGATAGTATTATTTCGC